GGCGTGGATGCTCAACATTCTGAGAGAATTTGGACACTGCTGCGCTCCGCGTTGCATCTGAGCATGCCGACTATAACTGCTCTCAACCCGTCGTCGTCGCCTCATGCGAGGTCGGCGTACGAAGGGCTGCAGCTACTAGCCGAATGGTTCCTGCTCACTGTGACTCATCAAGGACCGCACGCGGCGGCCGATGCCATAAAGGTCTGGGCCACGCATGCACAGATGAACGCGGTAGGAGATACAAGACAGCCAGAGGCAGAAGGACAAGTCCCGCTGCTATCTAGCTTCCTTCGAGGTTCCTTGCGAAGTGCATGGACAAGGCATGCCGCTTGGTGTTTTTCCTCTCTCGGTCGGTCACTGCCGCCCCCACGAATGGGGAACGACGACGCCGAGCTCGAAGAGTGGGCGGAGAGACTTTGGTCCGAAGAACCACCGCCACCAAGCGAAATCCTTGACGACATCTATAACTTTGCCAAAAGCTTGATGTCGTCCCTCTACCAGAAGGACCTGAGACAAAAGGACCGCCTTCCCTTGTTTGGCGGTCTTAAACTTAATGTCTCGGCCTGTCTCGAGCGCAGTAAAGCGAAGGGAGGTACTTATGGTTACTACCGGGACCGAGCACTTGCCGAAGAAATCCGTGCAAGTAAAAGGACCCCTGAGGGAACGCACCCATTCATTGAGGCAGGAGAGCCCGACAAGCCGACCCTGGTCACGGTTTCCCGTGACCTGGCTAACATGTCTTTGGAGGACTTCCTACGCCCCAACCAGGACCTGGTGCCAATGACAAGCATTCCAGTGCCTGCACGAGGTGAGTCCATCAAGGCAGTTCCAGATGAACTGCCGGTAGGTTTGCGAGCCATAGCTCTTGACCGCGTCATCCAATCAATCGCAGAAGACGATCTGAAGTCCTACCTCTGTGGAGTTAGGACCCCTCTGATGCGTCCTCTCGTGATCAGAGAGCGCGGCCAAAAGAAACGGCTCGCCACTATTTCCGAAGCACCGCTGGTCGTGGCAGGCCAGCGACTGAATAGTGCCATACTTCGCCTTCTCAAACGGTCCCCGACTGCCAGCTATTCGCTGCGAGGAGAAACGGAAACGCCCAAGAATATCCAAGCTGGGACGCAAGGATACTCGTCTCACGAGCAGTTTGAATACTTGTCCACAGACCTCAAAGCCGCGTCAGACTTCCTTCATCATAAGGTGAATCAGGCCGTCTGGCGGGCAATTTGGGATGTAATCCACGAGGAGTTCCCAGTGCACTACCAGTGGGTGGGAGATTTACTTGTGTCGGAAATGTCTCTAGATCCGAACACACCAAACCTCCCGGACAAGCTTCAAACGTACCTCGGCAAGCCGACCACCAGGGGAGCACTTATGGGACTCCCTCTGGCTTGGCCGATCTTGACGATCGTGAACGACTGGGCAGCGACGCGAGCGTCGACGAATCCGAAATTTTCTCGTAGCGCACAGCCAGTTTTCGAGACCTGTGGGGATGACATGGCTGCCGCATGGACAGCACGGATGACGGAAGCATACTTTGCGAACCTTAAAGTCGCGGGGTTGCGGGTGAACCAAAAGAAGACCTTTCGGTCAAAAAGTGGTCTCATCTTCGTTGAGAAGCTCTTCATACTTTCTCCAAAGATTAAAGTTGAAAAGTTCCCACCCCTCCCAACCACGTCTGGAAACCATACGTGGTTTGCCGCAGCAAGCGAAATAAAGGATTCGCAAGACACGCTCC